CTGCATTCGCAATTGCAACTACTGCTTCTTCAACATTCTTGAACACAATAATACCGTTTGAATATCCAGAGCCATTATATCCAGGTCTAATTGAAAGTCCAGATATAGTGCCACCACCATTTGAAAAAATTAGACTGCTATTTACATATCCGCTTCCAGAATTTACAATTGAGACATTTGCAACTTCACCAATAGTCAACATTAGTGTATTACTTAACGTGGTATTTACAGTTCTAATTTCACCATTAACAGCAATTTTTGTTAATCGACTTACGGGGTCTATTATTCCCAAATAAATTGCTGTGTTGAATTTTGTGTTGTTTCCAGTGACTACAATACTGCCATTTCCAACATTAACTCGACCACCAATTGTTCTAAATTGCTCATCTATAGTAATATTTTTCTTTTTAACAAGAATATCTTCGCCTTCAATTACTTGTGACTTTTTGTATTCAGAATAATCTACCATTCCAACAGGATGTAGAAGTTCTTTTAATATTTTCTTATATTTGTAAAACTCAATTTTCGAAGATAAGACATAAGAGTAATCGACATAATAATCTTGACCTTGAATCTTTCTTTCCATTGAAGAAAGAATTGAATCGGATGTTGTCCATCTACCTTCTGTTGTAACATAAGATTGCTCAACTTCTGCCCTAATTTTGGCGTTAGCACCAGTAGCACTTTCGACTACACTGACAGGAATAAACTCATATCCCGAACCAGGATCAACAACATCGACTGTAATAATAGAACCAATAACGCCATTGCCAGAAGGTTCTAATTGTTCACCATCTGAAGCAATAGTAGCAATTTCTATATCTGCACCAACGCCTGTAGGTGAAGAAACTGTTACGGTTGGAAAATTATTCTGAACATAATTTTGCCCACCTTTGGGGTAAAAATTAAATACTCCAACTTTTTGATTTGAGTGTGCTTTATTAAATGGATTAGAAGAATAGCCGTCTATATCTTTAACGGACAAAACTGTATCTGATGTGATGGTCGCAACCATTCTAGACTCACCATTAACATCAATTATATCATCTTTTTTTAGTTCTGTTAGAAAGTGTGTGCCAGTTCCTAGCAAAGAGGAAGAAGGCGGTGCACCAGATAAAGACACTGTGCCAGAAACTCGGGCATTTGCAACATCGACTCTCACAATAGAACCAATAGCATTGACACTGCCGACAACAGCAGCACCACCTTGTCCAAAAGTCATGATTGGATTAGGTCCAAAAACTACTTCATCACCAACTTTATATCCATTTCCACCATCATTAATTTTAAAAGAACCAATTGAACCTAGACTTTTTACATTTCTGAAGCTTGTGTTTGGTCCATATAGAGCACCAAACGCATCCAATGAAATTGGCACATCTAGTGGAACACCAGTAAAAAGAATTTTTACATTGGTGATTGGTCCGACTTCTAATCGGTCAAAAGATAGAGCATCAACAATTCGAGTGCTTGCATTTTCACCAGTTGGTATATTTGCATTTACGAATCCATAGTCTGTACAACTAATAACAGTATTTGCAGCATGAATACTACCGTTAAACGAGCCTATAATATCAGTTGATACTAAAAAGTTGTTTGCTGATTTTGTACCACTAGTATCAATACCATCAACAAATGCTTCAATAGCATAAATTCCATTTCCAGATGGAATAATAGGAGATGTGTTCGTGAATACAGCACCACCCACCAGTGATATCACAGAAGATAATGTTCCAGAGAAAATTTCTGAAACTGTTCCTGTGGCATTTACAGATGAGTTTCCACCAAATACTGTAACCTTGTCACCTACAACATATCCACTTCCACTATTAACAACGGTAAACCTTTTAATTACAGAAAATGTAGAGGCACGAACTTCAATCAGTTCATCATTTGCATCTAAAATTGGAATTGATACTGTCTCACCATTTAAGAAAGTTCCTCTACGTGATTTAGCATTAATCAAAAGTTCAACTGGCAAACCTAAGTTGAATGTATCGGAAATAATTCTACGATTTGAATCTTCAATAATTGCACTAGCACCAGACGACAATCCTGTGACTTTACGATTTACAAATAATTTAAAATCAAAATCTCTTATATCTACTTTTATCGTATCTTTATTTGCAGGAGCAACATTAAAAATTAATTGGCGATATTCTTTATTAACAGAGTAATCAACATTGTTTTCTTTCAGAACTTCATTAACAAAAACAGTAATATCTTCTGAACCAATTTCTTGGGGTAAAGAAAATACTTTTTTTGTTCCATCACCTTCATATAACGAAAAAATATCTGTATTGATACGAAGTTTATTATCAATAGTCCAGTTACTTGCCGAAGGTTTCAGTACGTTATTTTTAGGTAAAAGAACTTCTAAATCTTCACCAAACACCAATTGAAATAGAAGTTTAAAAGAATTTTCAGCACCCTTTGAACGATAGAGTTCAACCAGATGTTTAAATAGAAGTGCTTTGTTGGCTTGAACGTCTACTGGAATTAAAGCGCCGTATGTATTATAGAAACTTTGTTCAAATTCATCAATTGAGTCATCGACATCTTTGATTGTGCGTAAACTCTTGGAAACAGTTGTCAGGTCATTGATTTGTGTGCCTTGTTTTTGTTCCAGAAACTCATAGTATGCCTCCAGAAACGCCACGAATTTTGGATATTCGTCACGAACAAATTCTGGAACTTGTCGATTTACAAGTATAGATGTTTTTAAATCAGTAGTCATTATGCTGCTTGCAGAGTTGTACTAATAGATGTTGGGTCGTTTTCGTCAATTGTAATTATATTGTTTTTAATTGTACTTAGTATGCCTTTTTCAGACTCAATCGAAAGGCGAATATCCCCATCTGTAGAGTCAATATCTTTGATTAGAATATTTGAGATTTTTACAACTCCCGTATCATAATCAATTTCACCAGCATTAGCATCCACTATTTGACGTTGAGCCCTTGCATCATAATATACAGTGCGAATAGTACCAACACGACCATCAATAACTGCCGTAGCAGATGCTCCATAACCACCCCCACCAGAAATTGTAACCGTTGCACGTGTATAGTCAATACCACGATTTGTTACGTCTATACTTTGAATTTGACCATTGACTATTACAGCAACAGCGTTAGCACCTTCTCCATCACCTTCAATTGTTATGGTTGGTTGACTAATATAATCTTGACCTGGATTGATAACTTTGATAGAACTAATACCCGAAAAAGATTGTGGTATTTCATCAAATTGTACTTGACGGTCTATACCCTCAGAGTCAACAACAGTAAAGAATGTTGATTCTAACTTATTACCAATTGTGCCCCTACGAAGTGGTACACCGAAATCAATCGTATAAGGCACTGCTGCTGTCACATCGGGCGTAAATCTTTTTTGTACACGGGTGACAATCGTGCTACCCAGAATTGCATTTCTGTCTACAGCATCAATAGCATCTTGCACTCTGGATTCAACAAACTTAGCTGAAAATTTATCTAGATATGTTGTCTTATAAGACAATATTGCATTTCTAATTGCTGTTTTAAGTTGATCTTCTGTTAATGAAGTTTTGTTTTTATCGTAGCTAACATCTGATGAAACCAATAGATATAGAAACTCAGGGTCACGAATAATAGTCTGCACAGCCACCACTGCTTTTGGCTTAATAATTTCATCAATGATTCTTTGCTTTTCTGTGTCAGACAAATAATAATTTTCTTTCGGTCTTAGTGCAACGTATACTGTGCCAAAAGTTGGAGGTGTTTCATCTTCACCACCCCAAACAGACACCGAAGTTACTGAAGGATAACTCTTCTGAATATATGTTTCATAATCTTTGAATGTGACTAAACGATTCTGAGTTGTGAACTGTAACGGTGCAGAAAACTTAATGTTATCAACCGATTCTCTTTCAGAACCACCGGCTGCTGGACTCACTGATTCAATTATAAAATCTGTTTGAGAATTTCCTAACGAATCTACTAAAGTATCGGTTGCAACATAATTATTTGCTTTGTTTCCCGATTCCCCATTAGTGACCAAATATGTTATAGCAACAATCGATCCATGAGTAATTTTTTTACCTATTACATTATCCCCAAAGTAAATATCATATTTTCTACCTCTTCCTTCTTGAAGATAAAAAACCGGAGAGTCAATTGTAGTTTGACTAGCATCTGCTGCTAAGGTATAAACTGTTGTATCTGTATTCGTTGAAGAATCTTGAACTTGAACTGTAATTGTGGAAGTGTCTACACCTTCATCTGGAATATTAAATATTTGTTTGGGATTAGTAGTTTGATCATATGTGTAATTGTACGTTACTAATTCACCTTCATAAATTGGAAGATTTAAAAATATGAAGTCTGTATTGGATTTTGTTACGGTTGTTTCAGACAATGTGATAAACGAGTAACTAACACCATCAATTTCATTTGATAAGAATCTAAATCCTTTAGGTATAGTTAAAGTAGATGTTAAATTTGATGCAGTATTAACAGTAAAATTAATTGTTGCTCTAGGCGCCTTACGTGAATAAGGAATATATCCCAAAGTTTTGGCGTGTGATACGACAGAATCACGAAGTAAAGCAGTATCTAAAAATGCTTCATTTGCCACCATGTTCAGATAGTAAGCTTGATAATGTGTATTATACGCCAAAATATCAAGCAAGACACTTAAACCTGACCCATCAAAATCATAGTCGGTAAACTCAGATTGTGCTTGTAAAAATGTTTTTAAGTTTTCCTTGATTTGATCAAAATCAAGCTCTGTTACTCTAATAGGACCAGTCATTTTATCTTATACGTTCTAAAAAGAAATTGATTGTAATAGGATTAGCAGAGTTTAGAATAAAAAATACCATCTCTACTTTATATCCATTTTCATCTGGAGAAGCAATTGCTCTTATATTTTGTACTGCTACTCTAGGTTCAAAATTTTCTATTGTTACCTTTAATTGTCTTTCTAATGATGCGGCAATAACAGAATCAACCATCTCAAATAAAAGACCTCTAATATTTGAACCAAGCTCTGGACGAAAAGGGCGCTCATAAAAATTAGTAGAAACTAAGTTTTTAACTGAGTTAATGATTGCACGTTCATTTACATGTTTACTAATGTCTTTTTTAACAGGATGTGCGGTAAAATTTAAATCCAAATCTTTATAACTTCTTTCAGAAACTATGGTTGGATTATTGGATGTTATTGTCGTAGTCATCTTTTATTTATCTTAATCTCCGATGAATACTGTGCCGGAACCAGTCTCAATCTTGTTAGTTCCTGCCGAATTCACATCGGTATCTGAACCCGTTCCTTGATCTCCAGTGTCAGCAGTATCTCCAATACGTGCAGCGCCCATAGTTCCATGATTCATGTTTATAGTTTTGCCATTAATGATTATATCACCAGTAACATCTAATCTGTAATTTCCATCAACAAATATTTGAACATCTCCTTGAATATAAATCGCCTCATCACCCGCAACTACCGTATACTTGTTACGCTGTATTCTTTCTACTCTATCTCCGTCCGGACCCCACTCTGTATATGAACCAGAACGATGATAAACATGAACACGTTCAGCACCTTTTGTGTCATCAAACTCTAATGCATGGCCTGACTCAGATTCATATACATTGTTGTATGGATACTTTGCTGCGTAATATGAAGCAGGTTCAACTTTACTTGCACGTTTTGCTTTCTTTGCTGCTACAATCTCTGATGGATAGTCAGAGTCATTTCGTGCAAGTCTTGATGTCGTCGGTTCATCTAACTTGCGTGGATAATTTGTCGCAGACTCATATGGTTTAACTGGTGCGGAAGAAAGTTGTGCAGATGTTCTTGCGTCATTAAATCCTTTTTGTGCATTTGGCGCATTTAATGGTATGCCAGGCAATACACCTAATATAACTGGGTCTTGTCCATTTTCACCATCAGCAAAAAAACCAAATACCATATTACCCTCACGTGGAGGATATGGATTATTATTGTTTGTTGGCAAAGCAGATTGTGCCCAAGGTAAAGAATCTGTTGGTAACAATGATTTGTTATCTGTGTGCCAACCAACACAACGAACTTTACAACGGCCCAATTTTAATGGATCATTAATCATCTCAACGATTCCAATCCACCAAACAAAACCACCTTTACCAGCAAATTGTTTATCTTCAGTAGCTTCCATAGTTGTCTATTTCTCTAGTTTGCTGATTTGTAGCAGAAGGTATAAACTCCAACTCATTAGATGTTGTTGCTAGTTCTAATACAGTTTCATGCTTTTCATAGTTAATAATATGACGAGTAGCAGTGATTAAATAACGTCCACTCAATGAACGATCTTCATTGTCATCACCACCAGATTTAACTGCACTATTTGGCACACGAACATTTAAAACAAAACCAGAAGTCATTTGAAAATTACCTGGCATTACTAACTTGATTCTTTTGTTCATAAGATTGGCAATAATTGCTTTTCTTTGAAATATAAAATCTTCTTGTGCTTCAATTTTAGAAATTGAAGTGGGATCATATTTTTTAATATATGCACTTTCTTTTCTAAATGAACCAAATGATGAAACTGTTTTTTTTGAATCATATGCTTGCGATGCATCTATACCGCTTTTATTTACAGCAGCTGAATAATTTGGATTATCATTGGCGTGTTTCATTTTACTATAATGATCTTCATATCCAATTTTTCTAGTTGCAATTGTTCTTGTAATTGGGTCAAAACCAATAAAAGTTCCAGCATTTACACCCGAACGTGTTGTCTGTATTTTATCCGTTTGTGTTATTACTTCAAAATGTTTGGGACTGAATAAATCGTCTACAACATTTGTTTGTTCAAGATTCTTTGGAGGAAATTTGATTGTAAACAATTCTTTCTGTGATAACAATGTGGACAAAGAAGCAAAATTATATCCAATGTTGTTTTCAAAAAACATATAGTTTGGAGAACGTTTAGAATCGATTGCTCTTTTAGCACACCATTCTACAGCTTCTAATGGTCTTAAATTTGGTACAACAATGTCACGAATGCCAACAGTTTTTTCAATCAAACCATTTTGTTTTGTTGCCGGAATCTTTAAATAATTCAATAAAATTTTTCTGGCAACATCGTCGTATGTTGTCTTATATGCTTGATTTACTAGCTGTTGTTCTGAAAAAATCATCTCATCCGACACAAAATGTAAGATATATCTTTCACTATTCTTATTCAATGTTTCACGATCAGTTTGTTTATAGATTCTAAATGCTTTTTTAAAGTTGAGAATTGTAGATCCCGATCCTTTAGAAATATCAATAAGAATTGCTTCAGAACCATCAAATAAAAATTTGCCAGATAAACCAATAGAATCAGTAATAAGAATATTACCATTCATAACATTGACAAATATAGAATCGAACAAATTCAATTCTTCGAACACGCCAGACAAATCAAGTTTACCGGTTTTTGTTATCATCGAAATTTCATTAATTATAAATTTCGATGAATTAGTTAATTCTAGACTCATTGATTGAGAACTCTCTTCAACTCATTAATTAATCCACCTTCCGTTACATAATCGGATCTTAATATTTTTATTTTTCTTTTAGATTCGTTATGTGCAATTTCATAATCATAGTATGTTAATTTTTCTTTTGTAACAGTTTCAGTTATTGTTTTGCCATTATTTAAAGTGTATGTTTGTGTGCCAACTATAATGTTGGTGTATGTATTAGAATCAATTTGAATTTTTTCTTGAATAGTATCTTTATTAATACCCGAACCAACTCTTGTAATTATTTTATAATAAGAATGAACATTGTTAACACTTTGCGCCCAAATAATACCACTTTGAGGTGTTGTGTTTGCCGCACCATTAGAAGAATACTTATCATTAATATAGTTTATTAATGTTCTTTGATCAAGCGGCCAATCATATTGTGGATCAACTATATCATTAAACATTAATACTATCCAATGTCTTTCTGGTGAACCATAATATTTTGATGCTATAATTTCAGGTGTGTCTCCATCTTGTATTTCATACGGATAAAAAATACTGGAATTATTTTTAATTTCATTCTCAAATGAAAATCTAGCAATGATGTTCGTTACAGTATCTAATGCCGTAGAACTGTTGGCACTTGAATAGTATGTTTTTGGGAAATAATTAAAATACTTTGACATTAAATTGAACCCGATGGATATTGACTTCCAATTTGATCTGAAAGATTTCTAAAACTTGCTTTTGTCAAGAACGATGTTTCCTTGAATGATAATGTCATTTGAATTGCAGAGGGCATACCAGTTCTACCTAATTTTGGAGTATCTTCACCTGGCATTTCATAAGCAGACCATCCATTAGGTGCAAAGTTTACATCAATTGAAGATAACACACAAGTTGTTATTGGTGGTATGTTTGGATTCTTTGCACCTCTGTAATAGAATTCAATTTCAAATTCAGAAGGTGGAACCATCAAAATGCCGGCTGTATCTGTTAAAAGTTCTGGTGCTTGATGAAAACGCAGACGTTCAATGATATTCTGTACTTCTAATGCCTCACGTTCATCACGTGGATAGAACATAAATTCAAAACTAAATTCACGAAAACTTGGTGATGTATAGAGCAATTCTAATTGTGGATTAACGATTGCTTTGTTTGCTAAAAAGGCAAATCCTGCACCAGTTTGTTGAGAACCAGTTGCACTTCCGATAGCTTTAATTGCTCCTGCTGTTAGACCTCCTTTAAGTGCGCCAGCTAATTTTTTACCAGCATCTCCCGTTCCACTTTGCAAACTTTCAATAATAGATGCTGCCGCAGTTGCCACTTGGCCTGCAACTTCTTTACCTAGTTCTAATTGTTCATAATTCTGACTGCTGGTAAATGTTAGAGTATCTGGCATGTACAAAACTATAGATTCATTGGTTTGAACTGTAGTTTTTAATAGAGATGTATTTTGAATATCTTTTACTGAACTAATATAATCTGCTGTATTTGTAGACTGTGCAGCTTTTCTAGAATTAAATGATGGTCCTGATGGCTGTAACCAAGACAATGCCCCGTTAGTTTTTTTATTAATTGCCGCAACACCACCATCAATTGCTCCATTGATAGTTGAAGAAAACTTTTCTTTGATATTTTTAGCTGCGGCAGCAGGATTAATTTTTGTTGATGCTGATAATGTAGATGTTCCAGGAGGAAGGGTTTGTTGTATTCCTTGTATTTGAGACTTTATTTGTTTATTAATATGAATGACCATGTAATGGCCTTTATCAAAGTTTCCTATATCAAGAGGATATCGGAATGCTTTCGAAGAATCTCTAGTCGCATACAACTTCGACAAAGGGCCTACCCTTTGCTGTTCATTAGTAAAAGATATGTCTGTAAGACCGAAGAATGCCATGAGGGTTCCTGTTAGATTGACTAGATAGTATTTATGTCAAATAAAGGAAGATTTAGACCGAAAAACCCACAGAAATATAAGGGTGATCCCAATAATATCATTTATAGGTCTACGTGGGAAATAAAAGTAATGATATATTTAGATGAGAATCCGAACGTCATTTGGTGGGGTTCGGAAGAACTTCCTATACCCTATCTTAGTCCGGTCGATAAGAAAAAACATCGTTACTTTCCAGATTTCATCGCCAAGATGCGTAAATCTGATGGCACAGTCATGACTTATGTAATAGAAGTCAAGCCAGAAAAGCAGACTCAACCACCAACACAAAAACGCAAGACAAAGACTTATCTTCAAGAAGCAATTACTTACGAAATCAACAAAGCTAAATGGTATGCCGCCGAAGAGTTCTGCAAAGATCACGGCTGGCAGTTTCAGATTTTGACTGAAAGACATCTAGGTATCAGATAAATACAAGATGGCGAAACGACTAATCGATAGAATTAAGGAATCCCTTGCTAAATCAGGATATGCTCCACGTTCACGTGAAGCACGTGCGTGGCTGAAGTCCAAAGTTCCGTCACTCAGACCTACTAAAGGTGAGTTGATGCGTGACCGTGAACGATTTAAAAATCAGTCTATCATAGGTCGTATGTACTTTTATTATTATGATCCAAAGACGAAAGATTCGTTGCCATATTACGACAGGTTCCCATTGGTAATTCCAATAGAACGATACTCAGACGGTTTTTTAGGGTTGAATCTACATTACATTCACCCAAAGCGACGAATCATTCTTCTAGACAAATTGAGCACCATACTGACTGATCATCGATATGATGAAGGTACAAGATTCAGAATAAGTTATGATTTTTTGAAACGAGCATCTAGAATTTATGAGGCTACACCCTGTATCAAACGATACTTGTCTAGTCATGTGCAGTCTCGTTTTCTTGAAATTACAGCAGATGAATGGGATATTGCCGTCATGTTACCAGTAGAGTCATTTGCAAAAGCAAGCGCCAGCAAAGTCTGGTCAGATTCAGAGGACAAATTTTAATGTCGTTTTCACCAAACTTATTTTTATCGAATATGAACGCCAAGGGTGGCCCTGCCCGCCCATGTCGTTTCGAAGTTATACTACCCATACCAGCATATATTGGACAGTTTGTTGGTAACTCTACATTGGAAAGAATATTAAACTTACCTAATTCAATATTCACGGATGTTTCAGATGTAATTAACAATGCACTTGGAACCAGAAATGAAAACGGTCCCATGCAGTCAACCAATCCAACAATAACCAGATATCTAGCACTTCAATGTGAAGCAGCGGAACTTCCTGGCAAAACAGTTGAAACTGCTGACGTTAGAATTTATGGTCCGACATTTAAAGTGCCATATCGTATGCAGTATACAGATACAACTTTAACATTTATATGTACTAACGATTTTTATGAGCGCAAATTATTTGATAGTTGGATGGAAGCTATGATTCCTTCTGATACAAATAATATACGTTTTCCAAAAAGTAATTCTTCACGATATTTAACAAACATTCGAATTATTCAATATGATGATATTGTTCGTCAAATATTTGCTGTTGATTTGATTGATGCTTTTCCTGTTGGTATTGCCCCACAAGCATTGAGTTGGGGTGATGATGGTTTTCATAGACTATCAATTAGTTTTGCTTATCAACGTTATCGACCAATTTATGAAGGTAATTTTGATATTGGCCAAACACTATCAACAATTGGAGGAACAGCAGCAACAAGATTATTGTCATTCTAATGAGAGGAAATTATGTTACCAAAACTTGACGTACCAATTTATTCTGTGAAATTAATATCAACTGGAAAAGAGGTTAGAATTCGACCTTTTCTAGTTAAAGAACAAAAGTTATTTTTAATGGCAGCAGAATCAGAAGATTCAAAAGAAACCATTAATACGATTAAGCAAGTATTGAGAAATTGTATTCTAGATGACGTTGATGTAGATACCTTACCTACATTTGATTTAGAATATTTGTTCATGAATCTTCGTGCAAGATCGGTAGAAGAAGTTGTTCAGTTAAAATATAAATGCAACAACACAGTAAAAAACGATAAAGGTGAAGATACTGTGTGCAATGGGTCAGTTGAATTTGAAGTTAATCTTCTTGAGATTGAACCCACTAAACACAGTGAACATGAAAATAAATTTATGTTGACCGATAAGATTGGAATCTGTTTAAGATATCCAACATTTGAAATGGTTCAGAAATATGAACAGATGGAAGAAAATGAAATTATGGTCAACATTTTAATTGACTGTATTGATTATCTGTACGATGATGAACAAGTTTATTATGCTAAAGATTCTTCACGTAAAGAACTAGAAGAGTTTGTGGATTCTATGCAGCAAAAAGATTTAGAAAAGATTAAAATATTTTTTGACACTATGCCCGAATTAAAGAAAGATGTGCATTTCCATTGTCCAAAGTGTAAGTATGAAGAGGACATCACCATTAGAGGAATGCAAAATTTTTTCGCCTAATTTTTCGTTATGACACATTAGGTAACTATTATCAGACAAACTTTGCTTTGATGCAGCATCACAAATATAGTTTGACTGAATTGGAAAATATGTTACCTTGGGAAAGAAACATCTACGTTAGCTTATTGATTAAGTATCTAGAAGAAGAAAAAGAACGTATCAACGCACAAAAACAAAGACGATAATGGCCAGAAAAACTTTTGAAGATTTAGCAAAAGAACTAGGGTACTCTAGCTTTGGTTTAATGAAATCAGAATTGGGAAATGGAAATACCAAAAGAGGTAATTCTTATTCTTTCGTTTTTGGGAATAAAAAGAAAAAAAGCACTTCACCGACAAAAGATGGTGGTGGTGATTCAATAAGTTCTGATGTTATTCCTTTTTTGAATATAATTGCAAAAAACTCTCTTGCTTTGCCCGGCATGGCAAGAGACATGAACGTGCTTCGTCAAAATATTGTTAAGCTTGTTAAGTTAAAAAATGCCGAAGCAATTACCAAAGCAGACAAATTTTTCAAGACTGAAGATCAACGTGAAGCCGAGTTAGAAGAAGCACGTAAAAAAGAAACATCTCCAGTTCAAATGGACGATAAAGGTAAAGAGAAAAAAGGTAAAAAAGAGAAAGATGAAGGTACTGAAGGTGTAGCTGAATATCTTTGGAATCTAATCAAAAAAATACTCGGTGTTCTTTTTATAGGTCTTGGTTTAGCATTTACTTCAGCTTTTGACTTGGGTAAGTTAGTCGATACCATCAAAGAAAAATTTAATCCATTACCTCTAATTGAGAATTTATTCGATTCAATTGCCAAAGGTTGGAAAGAAATAACTGAAACTGATATTGTCAAAGAAACTTTAATCAAAAGTGTAGGTAAATTCTTAGATTTTATTACTGGTGGTTTGTTTGGTGAAAAAGAATTGCGACAATCTCTAAATGACCTGCAAGAATATATTGCACCAATGATTGATGTAATTACAGAAACATTTAAAAAAATAGTTGGTTGGTTACAAGACAATATTGGGTGGGACCCATTTACGATTCCACTTTCAAAAATTAATGACATTCCATTAGTTGGTGATGCACTTAAAAAAATTGGGTGGGGGTTTTCAGATGTTAAAGTTCCAGGTTTTAGGCCATTTAAAAAGAAAGGTGAAGAAGCGCCAGCACCAACAGGTGGTGTGGGAGCCGCACCAGCACCACCACCTAGAGAAGATTTAAAAACAGCACAAACAGCACAAGGTGATGTTGTATATGATGAAATGGGAAATGTTGTTTCTGGTTCACCTGCAACTGGTGCAACACCAACTAAAGAAACGGGAAAAAGAACACAAGAGGGTAAAGTAAAACGTGCACCAGAAAATGTAGCTAAAGAAGCAGAGAAAGATAAAAAAAGTGCTGTTGAATTTTTAAAAGCCCAAGTTGGTGTTGTATATGATCCTAATTCACCCACAAAATTTATAGACGTAAGAACTGGCAATCCTGTTGAAGAAAATTTCGTTCGTGATAGAATTGTAGACATGAAGGGGAATCCAGATAAGATTCTTTCTTTGATCAAACCAGCACCAACATCTGTACCATCTGCACCAGCACAGCAATCAGCAGCAACAGGAGCAGCAACAACACCCCCAACAGGTACAGGGGGCGGAACTGCACCAACTGGTGGCGCCATGAGTGGTGGAGCACCTAGTATGGAATCAGCTCCCCCTTCAGCACCATCTGGCGAAGAATTATCACAAACATCTGCACAAGTTGCCGAAGGACAAAGAATGGATTCTGCTGCGGATGCAGGAACAGTAATTGATGCTGGTACAACAAACAACAATATGTCATCTTCTGGCAAAAAACCTAAGCAAGTTGCTGATGCATACAACACAAGTTTTATTAACAGCTACTATGGTAAGCCTGCGTAATGATTTCCGAAATCCTTGGGCTATCAATCAGTCAAAAGGTGCTTAATAAAAAGTCCTCTTCTTCTGTAGTAAGCACCCTTCAAAAAACCGCAACAAATTATATCGCAATCGGCCGTATGGCCGAAGATTTAAAATTAATTCGCCTTAATTTTTCACGATGGTTAGCAATAGAAGGTGTTAGGGTTCGTGGAACTCCTGATGCTCATATGCTCAAAGAAGATGAATTGGGTAAAAAGTTTAGTGTACTTCGTGAAAAATTTGTCAAATCAAAAGTATCGAAAGATTCGCAAGATGGTACAAATAAAAATAAAGGGTGGGCAAAAAATCTTTTAGAAAAGTACATAAACTATAAAATAGAAAGAAGAATAGAAAGAAAAATTACGGCATCTATTCTTAAAAAATATAAAAATCTTACCGTCATTCGCAAATTAGTTCGTTTACATAAAAAAGTTTTAAAGGTAATAAACAAATTACTTCCTAAAATAAACATCAAAAAGATGTTTAAAGATTGGTTTAAAAAGAATTCTCAAAAATTAATAAAACCAATCACAACAATGTTTAGTAACGTACTAAAAAGATTTTTATCAGGAGCATCAACTAAACTCTTATCTAGAGTTGGTATATCTGTTATGGCAACCATTTGGTCTGGGCCTTTTGTGCCTATTGTTGCTAGTGTTGTTTTCTTGGGATTGATGTTATGGGACCCAATTAAAGATGCATGGGAGGCATTCACAAAAGGTGAAGATTTCGTAAATGTTTTTATCGTTGGTGTTTTAGATGAATTTTCATTTGGTCTTTTTGGAAAAGAAAACATTAAAGAATGGAAAACAATGTTTGTTGAGTGGTACGAAGGACTATTCATGAAAATGTTTGATGCTATAGACAAATCTATAAAATGGATAGAACAGAAGTTCACAGATTTTGCTGATTTTATTATTAAAAAAATAGATTCAATGTTCACGATGGAATCTAGACCAGAAGATTTTGTATCTTCTTTTGAAGAATATAATAATAAACGTCTAGAAGAAGATGCAAAAAATCGTGAGAAGTATGCCGAATATTTTAAACAAATGGATGAGAAAATAAAAAAGAAAAAACTTAACATTCGTTTGTTAGAGATTGAAATTTTTAACTTAGAAGATGATTTAAAAAATTTAAATCAGAGTCCTGAAAGCCAACGTCTTGGAGAAGCAAAAGAAGAAGTTGCTGCTTTAAAAGGCGAACAAGTAGCAGCCGCCGCACCACCACCAAAAGAACAACCAAAACCAACACCTACACCGGCACCTCCACCTAAAAAAGAAGAAAAAAAACCCGAAGTTGCTGCGATGAGAAGTGAACAAGTATCTGCTGCTGCACCCGCATCAAAAACTTCTGGTAAATTTGAGTACGCAAAACAAATGGTTATTGCTTATGAAGGATGGAAAAATACTCCTTATAAAGATACTAAAGGTTTATGGACTATCGGTGTTGGACATTTAATTGGTAAAGGTACAAAATTACCTATAATCGATCCTAAATTTCCTGAACTTGGAACAATTACAGAAAAAACTGTGTTGACAAATGACCAAGTAAGAATGATTTTTGAAAAGGATTTCGAAGAGCACTTAAAACTTGCTGAAAAAGCGCCTGGGTGGAACAAAGCAAACGAATCGGGTAAAACTGGTTTAATTGATTTAGCATATAACATGGGTGGATGGTGGTATAATGAACATCCCAAAACTGCTCGATTTATGGCAGAAGGAAATTTTAAAGAAGCCGCTAGAGAATTGGAAACAAGTTTATGGTATAAACAAGTAAAAGACAGAGCTCCATTAACTGTAAAACTTATTCGTGCAGGCGCAGCTAATGATAAAGAGGGTGAATCTGCATTAGCGGCAGTTATGTCATCTCAAAAAGTTGCTTCCGCCGGAAAATATGTTGGACAAGAATCAACACAAGTAGCGCAAGCACAAAGAGAACAAATGAAACCTAAAGATGTTGACAAAGTAAATGTGGCACAAACAAATAACAATAAAAAAGTACAACAAGAGAATGTAGCCTCATATAAACCTAAACAAGATAATGGTTCATCTATGTCACAAAGAGCGGCAGCATAATGTTAGAAAAATTATTAGACAAATACAAAACAAACAGTAAAGTTGAAAGAGTTACTGATGATAATACCAGATATGGTATATCAGCAATGCGTATTATTGCCAAGAGCACTCTGACATTTAAAACATTAGCCCGTGATTTAAGAGGTTTGAATAACGCATTTAGCAAATATTTAAAACTACACAATGTTCAACCAACAGAAGGAGAAAAACTTGGTGATTTGAAAAAGTCATTGTCTCAGCATGATGATATAAAAGTTGCTAGAGTAAAAGCTACAAAAGAAAGAAGAGAAAAACCTAGAACTTTTATGGCATCAGTATTAGACAAATTATTGAAAGTATTATTCGCAGCAGTTGTTGGAACATTATTATCCGTCGCTTATGTTACGTATAAAATTGTAGAATTTATATCTCCTTATGTATCAAAATTTATTGATACCATAGTTGAAAGTGTAACATTTGTTAGTGATGCCCTTTTAAAATTTTTTACAGAAACAGACTTCTCCGATTTATTCTTAACAACATTTAAAAAGTATCTGGGTTTCATTAGTTTTGGTTTGATCAGTGAAGATCAAGTAGATGATGCTTTGGGTCAAGCCGGTTCTTTTTACAAAGAAATGATAATTGGTATTGGTGGTTTTATAAAAGATGCTGTGAATTGGTTAGCACCCAAACTTCAATCTATCGGTAGATATGTTGGTAAAGATATTCTTGGCGTAGATTTAGAAAAGTTAGAGAAAAGACGTACAGAAAAAGATGCTTTAGTAAAACGTTCACAAGAACTAGAAAAAGAATATAGTGAATTAGAAAAGAAAGACAAAGACCTTACTGATAAAAAAGATAAACTCAATAAAGAAGTTTTAAAAAAACAAGAAGAAGCAAAGAAAAGAAAAGAAACGGAGCAAAAGAAAAAAGAAGAAGCTAAACCAGCTCCGGCACCCGCTGCTAAAAAAGAAGAAGCTAAACCAGCTCCGACGCCTGCGCCTGTTGCTAAAAAAGAAGAAGCTAAACCAGCTCCGACGCCTGCGCCTGTTGCTAAAAAAGAAGAAGCTAAACCTGCGCCTGTTGGAAAACCAACACCTATTCCTGACATAAAACCTGAAGCTAAAGAACCAACTAAAGGTGATAAAGAAAAACCATCAAACAATTTAGAGTCTTTAGTGAAAAAAGAAAAACCAGAAGTTATATTAAATTTTGAGCCTTCATTTGAAAGACTTTTAATAAAGTTGGCTCAAGATTTTAAGGGCGCTATGTCTGAACCAATTCAAGTTAATTCTGGTTTTAGAACAGGTGATTATCAGAAAGGTTTATGGCTAAATTTAACTGGAAAAAATAAAGGATATAATGCCAGAGTAAAAGATGCAGGTGGATTTGATAATTTAACTGGAGCTAAACAGGATTCAATTATACAATCTATGAGAACTGCGATTGCAGCACCATCTAAAAAAAGTGGTGTTGTAATTGAAATTGATAAGTATGGTGAACAACCAGGTCAAGTTGTCGGTAAAAAAGTAATTCCAGCAACGGCAGGTAAAGGACATGAAGCGGGTTTAGCTGCTGACATTTCCACTGCTGATTTAGAAAATAAAACTTTTTTGAAAAAGATGGGATTTAATGATACTGATAGTTATCTAAAATCTATAGGTTTATGGCGTTCCCTTCTACACGCAAAATCAGAGGAGACATGGCACGTTGAAGCATTGGGTGGTATCAGTAATCCAGACACCACAGAAAAGGAAATAGATAAATCATCACGTGAAGTTGCTAAAAATCAACGTGAGCAATCTAAACCACAAAATCCAAAATACGTTGATGCACGTACAACAAACAACAACGTGGTTCAAACAGATCGAAACATAGTTGTAGCAAAGACATAAAAAACGCCACCCGAAGGTGGCGCCGCAGTTGATTAAGATAAAGGAGGGTTTAATCTTCTGCTAAAGACTTGAAGTAGTCTAGTTCTTCATCATCAAGATCAGGTGATGTCTTTGGTACAAATCCATCATCAACAGCCTTAGTCTTTGAAACTGGTGCAGCACCATCAAGACCAAGAACCTTATCAAGTTTTGCTTTCAACACATCATAAGACTTGAAGTGTTTAGGGTCAAGAAATTCTTTGAGTGAATATTCTTTTTTCCACAGTGCTTCAAGTTTCGCATCATCACCATCAAACAATGCTGAAGGAGATTCAAACTCAGATTTGTCATAGTTACGATAACCTTCAACTTGACGAATCTTGATTTTGAAGTTTGCACCATCCCAGAAGTCAAAAGGATTAATTGCTTTTTCATCTTCAAACTGTGGATTCATTGCTTCTGTCAGTTTGTCGAAAATTTTCTTACCAAACTTGTACAGTTTGATTTGACCTTCATTCTCTGGATTCTTAGGATCAGAAACGATCAACACATTAGCAATGTATGTCAAACGACGTTTCTGCTTACGTGCGATTTCTTTGTTCGCCTCAATACCAGAGTTCCACAATACAGAGTTGTATTCTGATACAGGGTCTTTCTGATTGAGAGTTGTCAGTGAGTTCTCAATATACCATCCACCAGGACCTTGAA